ATTGTTTCTTCGGCTTTAACTACATCACCATCTACTATTGATTGAGTTATCTTTATTAAGTTTAATGGAACTTCCCATCCAGTTAAAGTATTTCTCATTTGTGGAAGTCCATTCTGTAAATTTCTATATTTTTCAAAATTAAATACTCTATTAAACATTTTAATTACCTTCAACATCGAAAGCTATTTGACTTCTTAAATCGCCATTATCTATAAGAGGTCTACTACTTCCTTTTTGTTTTATTGTAATAGGACTATTTGCAGGCCATTCACCGTTTATTCCACTATTATTAAAAGCTTTTTGAATTTGCAATAAAGCTGTTTCGCCTATTATATTAGCCAATTCTTTCATTATATCCTTATCGCCAAATTCTTCTACTATTGATTCATCGCCTACATAGTCATAAATAGCTTTTCTAAATTCAGGATTTATAATTGGTTCATAAAGCCAACTTCTAGCAGGGATTTTAATGCTTGTAGTTGATTTTTTAAGATTAACCCCAAACTTCCATCTAAAAAAGTTTCTGAGTTTATCAGTGACTGGTATTTCTGCACCATATTCTTGAACACATCCAATTGCAGCTAAATCCATATTTTCAGATACTTGTTTGTTATTTTCTGCCAGTATTCCTACTTTGACAGTATAATGTTTAGATAGCATATTTGCTATCTTTTTCATTCTACCTGTTAAAAGTTTATTGCTGTCTTTGTGTTCCATTAGGCTATTGTTGTACCTCCACGGAATAACATTACATTACCAATTAAATATGGGTAAAGCAATGAACTATATTTAATTCCATATCCGGTAGTGCAGTATATTGATAAAGCAGGGCTATTTTGAATATATGGTGGTATTGTATAACTTTCACTAACACTGCCAACACTTTTACTTGTTGTAATTCCTATATTAGTTCCACCTAAAGCATTTTGAAAATCAACGGTTAAATAGTGAGCTGCTAAAAACAAAAATACTCTTAATGCAGTTGTTTCATCCGGGAATAAACTTTCATTAAAATTGATTTCAGCTTCTCCATAAGCCTCTAAAATGTCCGAATCTTGTGTGTAGTTTAAAACACTGTCATTATATAAATCCCAATCAGCTTCTACTGTTGGTAAATTAGTTGTAGTTTGTTTTTTACATTTATAAAATTTTTGAGTAACAGTATAGTATACAATATCGTCTTTAAAATATGTTTGTTCTGTTTCGTAGGTAATATCCGATAAATACATCGGTGTAAATCTAGGAAATTGTGTTTTGAATGCGTCTTCTGTTAAATTATCAAAAATGCTCATTTTGTTATCCTTTTAAATAAAGTAGGAGGTTTCCCTCCTACGACTTTACATTGAAGAACCTTGTATATCTTCAATCGAGAAAGAGGTTACTTTTTAGATTTTCTACTTTTTTTTAATTCTTCAACTTCTTTTTTTAATTCTTTTACTTCTTCAATATCAACATATTCTTCTACTTCAGGTTGAGTTTTAAGAATGTTTGCTGCTTTTGAATCTTTTACATCTAATACTTCACCTGCTTTTAGTACAACATCAAAAGCTATGTAATTTCTAGGTGATTTATTTATTAATTTCATAGGTTCTCCTTTTTAAACAAGCAGGGTACGTTTTGTACCCCGCTTAAATTATCAATTACAATACTTGTTGGTCTGCGTATAATACCGCACCAGTACGTTTTACGTAAGGTGTGATGAATTGTCCGTGTGCTTGTGAAATTAAATCTAATGCACCTTGTGGGAACAATGGCATTGGAGTATAAGGTACAGGCAAGTATGAGCAGATATTATCAGCATCTGCATTGTAGAATACATATCTTGCACCATTTCCAGCTGCGTTTGCAGTATCACCATATTTAGCGTGAACAATTTTGAAGTCGCCACCAACTACACGTTTGAACGCGTCTTCTAATACTTGAAGTCTATTCAAGCCAAATGTGCCATAAGGTTTAGTTAATGCGTAGAAGTCTGAAGTAGGCATTAACAATCTGTTGAAGTTCAAAGTATAAGCTGAGTTTGCACCGAATGCGTTTGGAGCTGCTGCTAAGAATGTATCAAATTGAGCATCTGTCATTGCTGATAATTTAGCAGTGATTAAAGTAGTGTCTACTGTTACATTAGGTTGATTTAATAAGCCGTATGATTTGCCATCACCTAAGCCTTTAAACCAAGCATCTTGTAACATTAAATCCCATACTTTTTTACGAGCTTTTTCGTTTTCTTCAATTATTGAGAATGTTTCAGCATTGATTTTGCCAATATTTACAAGTTCATTAGAAACTTCGTAAGTCCATCTCCAGAAGTTATTTTTAAGAGTTAATGTGCCAATTTCGATTGTTGAATTAGCATCTTTAGCAATACCATTAGAGAATGGATTTACAAGCCCTTGGATACCTGCATTTGCTTTGTAGTTAACAGCATATTGTAATAATTGAGTTGCATATGCACCTTTACCTACTTCAATAGGGCAGAAGTCGGATAGTTTTTGTCCGTTTAATTCATAGTATAAAGTATCAATTACACCTGCGATAATGTCAGTTGTAGTTGTGATTACTTGGTCTAAACCTGTTGAAGCACCTACGCCAGAGTTACGGACAACACCAGCAAGGTTTTTTCTCATCATATCTTTATGTTCTTCTAAAGAATATGCACCTATCATTTTTGTCATTGTTGTTTCCCTTTCTAACCTGCTGCTTGTACGCCTAAGTTAAAGTCTAGTTTAACTTGGATTAAGTCGCCTGCTGCACTTGCTGCGGTTTCTGCTACACCAATATAAGCATAAGTTGCAGTAGTTGAATCGTCAACTTTTCTAGTTGAAGCATTGAACTGTAATTTAGCACCAACTGCAATTGCTCCAGCTGCTACCATAAATACAGAATCGCCTGATTGTGCAAGTGCTACAAAATCACCTACACCGTGAACGTTTTTAACTGCATCATAAACAACCATACCATAAGGTACATCTGTAACTGCTGCTGCAGCAACTACAGGATTAGTTGTTGAAGTTGATGAGCCATAAAGTTTTACAAAAGAACCTGCTGTAACTGTATCAGTTGAAGTTCCTGAGTAAAATTTAGCATTGTGAACGTGCGGTTTGTTAGGCATATAAGCATACATACCTTCAGCCGGTTTAGTTCCTGCTTGTGTTAAAGAAAATGCTTGAGTCATTTGTTATTCTCCTTCTATTAGAACTTGTTACCTTCTTCTAGTCTTTCTTTTCTAGAAATATATAATTTTTCTTCTTCTACTTTGCCGTTACCACCCATTACAAGGTCTTTCATTGAGTTTTTAACTTCTTTTTCTTCTTCTTTTTCGTCTTCGTTTTTGGTAACGTCTTTTTCTTCTTCTTCTTTTTTTTCTTCTACTTCTTCTTTTTCGTTTTTACATTTGTTTTCAGCTTCTTCTTTTTTGTCTTCTTTTTTATCTTCGTCATCTTCATTTTTGCATTTGTTGTCTGCTTTATCATCTTCAGAAGGTTCATAAGATAGTTTTTCAAGTTTGCCGATTACAGTTCTCCATACTTCTTCGTCAACTTTGCCTTTTAAAATTCCGCCAACTTCATCAATTAGCTTTCTTTTGTCTTCATTTTCTACTTTCATTTCATCTTCCTTTTCGTTATTAACTACACCTAAAATAAAGTTTTTGAGTTCGTCTAATACTTGCATTATAACATTCTCCTTATCTGTGCTATTATCTACTATTTCTTTAGTTTCTATTTCTTCCTGCTTCTCGTCATTGCTATTGACCACAATATTCGCTCCTTCGTAACGAGGGTCTTCTACTATTGCCAAATGCAAAAACTCACCGTCAGTAAACACCATATCGATAGGTTTACCGTGGTAAGTCTTTTGGCTTTCATCTGAAACAAAACTATATGAGCAAGAAACATTCCAGCCTTGATTTTTTACAAGGTCTATTGCTTCATCATCTGTCAATATACCCTCGCAATAATACCAACCATCTTGCTCATTAAACCATACACGAGAAATCGTGCCTACTCTTAACTTATCTACATTTTTGTCTGTTACGTCTTTATGGTCAATAATAACAGGGCACCCAACCATTGACTGAATAAACTTATCTAAGGTTTCTTTTGTTATAACTATGTCGCCAAGTTCTTTATAATGTGCAAGCCCCGGTTCAATAAATCTTGAAACAAAATAACGACCTTTACCCTTGCCATCATCCTCTTGCAAGTCAATTAGACTATTAACAATTAAATTCTTTTTTTCAATTCTGTCTTTTAGCATTATATATAATCCTTTTAATTATATTATACATTATTTTGGTATACATTTTGTATACTAGTATACATTTTGTTGCATAGTATACAAATACATATACTATTAAATTGTATACTATTTACTTTTTTATTTTTTTGTGGTATAAACCTTTATAGGTTTTTACCTTAGGTTTTAAAGGTTCCTAGTTGGTTAAACTAAATAACATATATGGGTTAAGTTTTTACTAGGCAAAGTTTTTTAAGTTTAAAGAAAGAAAAAGTGTTTTTGTTTTTTTGCTACTTTTTTTATTTTTTAATCCTTTCTGCTTGCAATTAGTTGTTTGCTAAATATAGGTACAAAAGTACATCTGCAACCGTAATCTTCCCCTGGTAATCCTCGTCTACCTGTTCGTTTATCTATTATTGGTGGATTATCATATCTGTGTTTAGTGCCGTGCAGTTCCTTATGGTCATCCCTTACACGCTCATCGTTGCTTGTATACCAAGTAAATTCTTCCGAACCTTCGCTTTGGTATTTGGCTTTTAAATATTCTGTTACTGCTAATTTGCTTTCATTACGTGCCAAAAACTTAGCTTTTTTTTGGTCTTTTGTAAAATTCTTTTCAATATATTGCCTTATAGTTATTCTGCTTTCACCGTCAATTGCCATTTGTCCGACTACCTTGCGCATCTTAATTACTTCCTCTGGCAATCGGTTTTTTATTTCAAATCTTATTGTGTCTGTATAATTTTCTGCAAATTGTTTGGCAATAGCATCGGACATCTTAGGTGTTATAGTTTCAATTCTATTTGCTTTAAAGTTTTCATATACTCGCTTTTCTACATTAAGTATCATTTCTTCTGCTAAATCGGCAATTTTTAGATTTTTAATAAGTTCATCCATATTGCCAACAAAATTAATCATTATTTTAGAAATTGCTACTACATCAGAATAATTTTTTGCATTGATTGTTTCAATAATCCAATTAATATTTTGAGGTAGTTTATCCTTTGCTAATCTAAAACACCTACCATATCTAGAGTATTTAGCTCCTATTTGTTCAAGTTCTTTTGCAATTTTATTGCTGAATTTACCGGTTTTTGAATAAAAGCCACCGTTTTGATAATACAAAGCACCTGTTTTTAATGCTTCAAATAATACATTATTATCGTTTAATACTTCGTTAGGTTTAAGCACATCAAATATAGGTTTAAAGTACCATTGCCATTCCCACTCAATTATTTTGCGGGTAATTTTATTTTCAATAAATATGTTAGGATTTATTGGTTTAAACATTTATTTTTTCCAAAATTCGTAGAATTTTTTACTGTTTTTTACTTCATCTATTTGAATAATATCTTCCGCTTGTTCTGGTGTTATTTCATTATCGATAGCGTCCAATTCTTCAGGCTTGAAAAGTATTATTTTATCATTAGTTAATTGTTCTGCTACTTGTCTTTTAGTCATAACTCCTAACTGGCATAATTGGATATATGAATTAATTTTTTGTGTTCTTACATTTTGCTGGTCGACTTCGTTTAATACTCTTAATGGTTTCCAATTAATCACAAGGTCATCAATCTTTCGGCCAAATAACTGCATACATCTAATATCAAGCATCCATTTAAGTATTGGTGTAATTGGTTCTCTAATTGTTGACATTACCATACCGTTATAATTTTCCAAATCATCTTCACCACTTGAAAAACCACTTGCACCTTTGCCAAACACCTTAGAATACGGAATACGTAATGCCGAGCAAATTAAAAGCATTATTTTTTCAATCATCTGGTCTAAACTACCAAAAGATAATTGTTTTTGAATATAATCATCTTTAGCATCCATTGCACCTACTGATTGGAAGTTTTTTTGTTCTGCAAATATCTTAATTCTTTTTCTAACAGCACTTTCACCTTGTTCACTTAATAAAATATCAGATAAGCCAAATATTTTAAGTATATCAATCTTTGCTTCATCCAATAATTCAAGTATTACACTATTAGCTTTTATATATTGTGCTAAAGATGGAATTATATCCTCAAATATACTTGCACCCCAGCCTTGCAACATATTTCTAACATAGTACGGCTCTATTTTAGGAATAAACAGTTTTAATCTTGATTTGTGTAATGTAATTGCATCATCAAATTTTTTGCTATTTAAATCTTGCAATAAAAACTTATCAGCAATATATATTGAACTTCCTTGTGGTGTACATTGCCACCTATCACTAGCTAAAAACTCGACGTCTTTTTGATATAAGCTATCAATATTTAATGGTATTTCTTGATTTTTACCTACACTTGCAATTAAAGCTCCACCACCAAATAACCTACCCCAACGACAAACATCCTTTAATGTTGTTCTATCACCTTGGTCATCCATAAAATCATTAAGTTCAAGTAATTCATCGGCACTAAGTGTTTGAGAATCTAAAACAAACCCACCATCTCTAAATGCATCTTGTACTGGTAAATCGACCGCAATTTGTGCAAATGAATTATTTTTATATGTATTAGTTAATACCTGAGGTTTTATCGATAACAAACCATAATCAGCACCCGATACAATTTCACCAAAACTAATTAATCTATTATTAGCAACGGGAACTTGTATAACTTCATTTAAACCATTAGTTACAACGTTAGCTTTTTTGTTTTTATTTTTTGACATTAGAATATTCCTTATGAAAGCAGTGCACCGCTTATTGTTATTATACAATATTTTTGATATAATAATTATGTTGTCAAATAATATGCCTACTAGATTTATTCTAATAGGCTATCTTTTTAAAAACGGGTGGCACATTTGAGCATTTAGTTTGGAAAGACAGTTATTACTACTACGTCTAAAGAGGCTTTGCCACCACTATTATTTGAATTATAACATAAAAAAAACGACTAAAAAAAGTCGTAGGAAATTAAGAATGATTATTTCAGAGTTTGTATTTATATATTAACATAAAAAAATATAAATTCCATTGGAAAGCAAAATTTATAAAACTTCTAAAATACTAACTTCTC